TGTCTTGGAATGCACCGTTGAAACCCTTTCTCAGTCTGCGGCAATGGCACTTGCACTTTCCCAACAGTGAGGCGATTTAATTGCCAACTGATGAAGACATTCGGCTTGCTCTAAGGCTTAGAGCACTTGCTGATGCTCTCCTAGTTCCTGTTGCCACCGCCACTGGTTTGCCTCCCGAACTTGTTCAGGGATTTGTGGAAGGAACCACAACTGGCGCAGTCGCTGCAGCTAAAGAGCCAACAAAGAAGCGCAAGATATCCGCGTACAATCGAAAGTACAAGGCTGCGTTCAAGCGAGTCTCGAAGAAGTACAAGAAGAAGAACGGCGAGTGGAAGAAGGGCGGATTCAAGTCTGCCGTTCGCGCTGCACACAAAGAAGCCGGAGGGAAGAAGTGATGGCGATCCATACACTACGAGGGCAAATCAGTGAAGGCGAAGTAAAGCGTCTTATTATTGCTGATGGCATGCTTAACCATGGATATCGAATTACTAGGTTCGTAGTCAGCGGCGATCCTTCTTCAGCTGCGAACGATGTCTATGCTCAACTGAGCACTGGCGAAACAGAGAACAAATGGAACTGGGCAGATAATCGACAGATCGCTTGGGCCTCAACAAACATGTTCAATGTTGGAGGTGCCATGGCTCCCTTCACAGTGATTGATCCAGAACACATCGTAATTCAAGACTTATTCATCAATGGTAATGTGGGCGCGACCGGTGGCAGCGGTATAATCAATTATCTGATTGAGATGAAACCTGTTACACTAACCGATGAAGAAACAGTAATCCAACTAATCAAGGAGCGTAGCCAAGATGACATCTGAAGAACCAATTGAAGAAACGAAAATGCCAACTAAGACTGAGCGGTTCGCACAGTGGTTAATGACCCGGGAAGAACGGCGTGCAGAAAAAGAATCTAACCTTGAGAGTCTCATTCGATTGAATGTTCTTGTGTCTTTTCTCACTCTCGGTTTGGTCGGTGGCTTTGAAACTGTTCAACTTGCTATCTCAATGATTCCTTACTTGGGGTGAGATCGAGCTTGATCGCAGAGCATACAGGTTTGCACCCAAAGAAAGTTATATTCACACCGTACAACTTCACCAGTTGTTAGCCGTTGGTTGTGCCTACAGAAGTAAGTCTCATCGCATGCTTCACACTTGACGCACATTACTCAGAAGCCTCCAATGTCGGACAGTCGGCAGTCCAATGATTGCCAAAACAATTCTTGCACATGTAGTTGCGAGGTGGTGCAGGTTTCACTTTCGGTTCACTTTCAACCGGTGAATACTTTCGCAACTGCATTCTAACCCAGTGAGAAAAGTTCTCACCGTCTTTGACCAGTTGCTTCCTGATCGCATCGCTTACTTCGTCGAGGCTGATGGTACGGTTTGGCATCACTCTTCCTCCTTTGGCGGGCAAGTGTGGGTGTCATCGGACCATCGAGCAACCCAATGCGTCCAGCATTCTTTGCAGAACTTAAATTTGCGCTGTGCATAATCTAATCTCTCCATTACATTGTACTTCCAATCTATCGGTTCCGTCTCATCTTGGTAAATCATGTCACGGTGGATCGCTAACTTGACCCACTCAATTTGTTCTTTCGTTAGGTAAACATCGGTCTGTAATGGTTCGTCAGCCATGAGACTCCTAAGAACCCCTAGTATAAGTACATACGCATTTGCGAAATGCCTATAGCCTATGGCTATACATAGGGGTGGTGTGGTGTGGGGGTCTATTTGACGGCGTGCCACCGGTAGAGAAGATTAAGTGCTGATTGGGGGGTGCTCAAGTTGTCCGCAGGAGCCGGCCAGTTAATTCATGCACTGACACAACCTGCGGACACCTAAACAAAAGAGATGAACACTATGGCAAAAACAGACAGTTTTTTTATCAGAGCAAGCACACAAACCAACGGATTAACCTACGCACAAACAGCAGTGGATCTTGGATCCTATGTTGATGCACTCGGCAAGAGTGTCCTGCGCATTCACAACATCAGCGTTGAATACGGTGGCCCACTATCTGCCTACGCTGGTGCAGTCAACTCATCGACTCAAAGTTCATTTCAACTCACAACTCAATCACAAAGTGGAATGGTGAATGTCACTGATCGAAGTGTAATTTCATCCGGATCGCTAGCAATTGCCACAGGCGCTGCCAATGTTGAGATGATGTCAGAGGCATTGAACATTGCACCACAAGATTGGACTAAAGGCTACTTGGTTGCTGTCGAACAAATCTACCTCGGCGTTGCCCAAACCTTCGATCATTGTGACCGTGTGTCCATTGTCTTGGAATGCACCGTTGAAACCCTTTCTCAGTCTGCGGCAATGGCACTTGCACTTTCCCAACAGTGAGGCGATTTAATTGCCAACTGATGAAGACATTCGGCTTGCTCTAAGGCTTAGAGCACTTGCTGATGCTCTCCTAGTTCCTGTTGCCACCGCCACTGGTTTGCCTCCCGAACTTGTTCAGGGATTTGTGGAAGGAACCACAACTGGCGCAGTCGCTGCAGCTAAAGAGCCAACAAAGAAGCGCAAGATATCCGCGTACAATCGAAAGTACAAGGCTGCGTTCAAGCGAGTCTCGAAGAAGTACAAGAAGAAGAACGGCGAGTGGAAGAAGGGCGGATTCAAGTCTGCCGTTCGCGCTGCACACAAAGAAGCCGGAGGGAAGAAGTGATGGCGATCCATACACTACGAGGGCAAATCAGTGAAGGCGAAGTAAAGCGTCTTATTATTGCTGATGGCATGCTTAACCATGGATATCGAATTACTAGGTTCGTAGTCAGCGGCGATCCTTCTTCAGCTGCGAACGATGTCTATGCTCAACTGAGCACTGGCGAAACAGAGAACAAATGGAACTGGGCAGATAATCGACAGATCGCTTGGGCCTCAACAAACATGTTCAATGTTGGAGGTGCCATGGCTCCCTTCACAGTGATTGATCCAGAACACATCGTAATTCAAGACTTATTCATCAATGGTAATGTGGGCGCGACCGGTGGCAGCGGTATAATCAATTATCTGATTGAGATGAAACCTGTTACACTAACCGATGAAGAAACAGTAATCCAACTAATCAAGGAGCGTAGCCAAGATGACATCTGAAGAACCAATTGAAGAAACGAAAATGCCAACTAAGACTGAGCGGTTCGCACAGTGGTTAATGACCCGGGAAGAA